TTCATAAAGTAGTACCTTATGGCAACGCAAGAGGCCCAGAACACAAGACCCAATCTTATGCGAGCACCCCTGCAATACGAGAAGCTGCGATGATAATTGCAGTGGACATCTGGCAAGCAAGACAAGTGAGCCAGACTGGTGGGGTAGGCATGGATGGGATCAGTGCCAGCCCTTATCGAATGGGTTATCAGCTGATTAACCGAGTGCGTGGTCTCATCCAGCCGTATTCAAGTCCAGCATCACTGGTAGGCTAATGGCTGCCGTAACTACACTCCGTGGCACACTTGCAACAGCTTTAACTAACGCAGGTGTCTGGTCAGTATTCTCATACCCACCAGCTACATTATTGGCTAACAGCGTAGTAGTTACACCTAGCGATCCGTATTTAGTGCCAAGCAATAACACACAGATAACATTATCACCACTGGCTAATTTTAGAATTTTAATGGCAGTACCAGCATTTGACAATCAAGGCAACCTAAAAGGTATGGAAGATTTTATAGTAGCAGTAGTAACTAAACTAGCAGCATCATCTTTAGTTATGAACATATCAAGTGTCTCCGCTCCAGCTATAACAAGTGCGGCAAGTGGAGATTTATTAACGTCAGAAATAACAGTATCAATCCTAACGAGCTGGAGTTAACATGAGCAAAGAAGAAGATTTAGCCTTCTTAATCAAGACAGGCCAAATAAAGGAAGAACCAAAAGGCAAGGCACAAACCAACAAGAATGACGAGGAGTAACAATGGCAATTTATCTAAATAATAACGTCGGCGTTAAGTTGGCAACAGCTGCTGCGCCTACAGTACCATCTATTGACATTAGCGCATACGTATCGAGCGCAGTAATCAATAAAGTGGTAGATGAGTTAGAAATTACAGCTATGGGAGACACAGCCCATAAGTACGTGGCTGGATTAGAAAACTCAACATTTACTATTGACTTTAACAATGACTGGGCATCAAGCCAAGTAATGCAAACTCTAAATGCAGCATTTGGTACAACCCTATCAGTATCAGTAATTACTGTTAAAGGTACTACTGTTTCAGCTTCTAACCCAACCTACCAATTCTCAATATTGGTAAATAACCTAACTCCACTTGGTCAGGGTGGCGTGGCTGAAATTGCAACTTCTTCAATGACATTTACAGTAAACTCCGTGGTAACAGTATCGCCATCAGTGGCGTTCTAACTAAGGAGTAACAATGGCAAAGCTAAAGATAACAAGGGCTAATGGTGATGTATCTGAGCACAAGATAACACCAGGTGTCGAGTACGCTTTCGAATTGAAGTACGGCGCTGGAATTTCTAAAGTCCTACGTGAGCACGAAAGGCAGACCGAGATATTTTGGTTAGCTTATGAATGCTTACGTAGGTCTGGCGCACAGATACCTTTATGGGGTACTGAGTTTATCGATACTTTAGAAACTGTAGAGGTATTAGACGAAGAAAAAAAATAACACGGCGTGATTCTTTAGTTTATAGCATCGCTGCATTAAGCGTTGAAACTGGGATAGCGCCAAGTGAGTTCATTAATATGGATTCAGAAATGATTCACGCAATAGTGCAGGTTTTGAACGATAGAGCCAGGAAGGTCCAAAATGCCAGTAGAGGTCGTAGGCGTTAAAGACGTTATCAATGGCTTAACATTTATTGATGAAGATATGTATAGGCGTGTTAAAGCTGCCGTAGAACCTGTTATGAAAGGCGTAGAAGCTAAGGCTAAAGGATTTGTAGTAAGTAATAATGAAGTGTTGTCTGGCTGGTCTAAACCAATATCATCTACTGTAGATTATCGCCCATTCCCTAAATATGATTCAGCTACTGTCCGTGGTGGTATTGGATACAAAGAAGGCCAAAACCGAAGATTTAGTAATGGCTATACAGTCGAAAGTTATGTTTACAATATAAGCGCAGCTGGTCGTATCTATGAAACCGCAGGTAGATTAAACCCACAAGGCAGAGCGCCATTTACATCTGTTGCAGAAGGTGGCGGCACAATGGCATTTAAGCAATCAGGTAGCAGAAAAAGTAGAAGCCGATCTACCTCTGCATATAGTTCTAATAATCCATTCGCTGGCTATCAGTTTGTTACTGACCTACCTACCCTTACATCTCAGCCTAAAGTTAAAGGCGCTAGGGGTGGTGGTCGCAAGACTAAAGGCCGTTTGATTTACAAAGCCTGGGCGCAAGATAGTGGTGATATTTATGGCGTAATAGTTAAGGCTATTAATGCCACAGCTACACACTTTAATAAGACTACAGATAAGAAGGTCGCATAGTGGCCAATATAGTCGTCTCCGCACTCAGTACCTTTAATAACAAAGGACTTAAAAAAGGTAAGAAAGAAATTGGCATATTTGAAAAGCAAGTCAAATCTTTTCAAAGAACTTTTCTAGCAGCATTTTCAGTAACAGCATTAACTAGATTTAGCAAAGAAGCAGTAAAGGCGTTTATAGCCGATGAGAAGGCTGCCAAGTCTTTAGAGACTCAGTTAAAAAATACTGGCTACCAATTTAGCGCACCAGGTGTAGAGTTATACATAGCCAATCTACAGAAGGCTACAGGCGTATTAGATGATGAATTACGCCCAGCATTCCAGCAATTATTAACAGTAACAGGCTCAATCACCACAAGCCAAGAAGCGCTAAATACTGCTATGAATGTATCAGCTGCTACTGGTAAATCATTAAGCCAAGTAACTGCAGCCTTATCACGTGCTTACGCTGGTAACACCACAGGATTAAGTAGATTAGGCGCTGGCCTAGATAAAGCCTTATTAAAGGCTGGCGACATGGATGCAATCATGGCCGAACTTAATAAGAAGTTTGCAGGCCAAGCACAAGCTAGATTAAGTACTTACGCTGGACAAATGGACTTATTAAGAGTTGCATCGGAAAATGCTAAAGAAGAAATTGGTCAAGGTTTATTACTAGCATTACAAGCAATAGGTAAAGATAATAGTATTGATGAAGTTACTAGAAAGATGGAAAACCTGGGCAAGTCCACAGGTAAGACTATCGAAGGTTTAGGCGTATTAATTGGCGAGATCAAATCTATACCTGGCGCTAAGACTTTAGGCGATATTGTATTTGGCACAAACATATTTAACATGCTTAATAAGTTGGCTCAAGAAAATAGCAAGGGTAGATTCCCTACTGCACCTGCCAGAGAAACTCCAGCACAAGGTCGTATTTTAGCTGCACAAAGAAGACAAGAAATTAAAGCATCTCAGGATTTATTAAAGTTAAAAAAGCAAGAAGTAACCACATTAAAGGCTAAGACTGCTATAGATCAGCTTAAAGACAAGTTTGATATTGAACGTATTGGCTTAACTAAGGCACTTAACGAAGCCACAGATGGTGAAACTAAATTACGTCTAAGAGCCCAGTTAGCAATCCTAGATAATAATGAAGCATTAGCAAAGAAGTTATTGGCTGAGATGGAAGGCAAGAAAGCCACAGAAGAATTAACTACTCAGTTTTACGCATTGAGTGAAGCTGCTAAAAACTTATTATTATCCTTTGGAGTTAGCCCAGATCAAATTGGCCCAGGGGGAACTATTACTGCTACTGGTGGTCGTGGCCGTATGGGTAACCTTGCAGATGTAGCAATCAATAACCCTTATTTTGGTTATAGTGATGCTGCTCAACAATTAGGTTTAGCATTAGGATTTACGCCAGCGATGAGCCAATCATCATCACCAGAGATTAGAATAACTGTAGACACAGCTGCGGCAGGCGATAGGATGAGCCAAGCTATTGCAGAAAGCATACAGATCGCTACTCGTAATGGATACAGCACAGTACCTGCTGGACAAGGGTTCTAATGACAGTACCTGTAATAAATGCTGTAATTAATTTTAGCACTGGCCCTAGTTTTGCTCAAACATTAATCTTAGATGAGGGCAAACTAGATGTAAATATATTAGGAGATGCAACAGCTGTAATCGTAGATGTATCTAATCAAGTAAATAGAATTGAAACTAATCGAGGCCGTACTGCTCTTAGCGATCAATTTCAAACAGGATCGCTTACTTTACGTATAGTAGATCAAAATGGCGATTTTAACCCACAAAACGTATCAGGGCCTTATTACAATTTATTGACACCTATGAAAAAGGTGCAGATCACTGCTACCTATGGTGGTACTACTTATCCTATATTTTCAGGATTTATTACAAGTTATGTTACAACTTACCCCGATGAATCAGAAGCAGATCTAGCCATGACTACTATTCAAGCCGTAGATGCTTTTAGATTAGCCCAATTGGCACAGATAAGCACAGTTACTGGCGCTACCGCAGGGCAATTATCTGGCACTAGAGTTAATAAGATATTAGATGAAATTGACTGGCCAGCGTCACAGCGTGATATAGATGCAGGTCTTACTACATTACAGGCAGATCCTGGTACTAACCGAACAGCATTACAGGCTTTGTTTATAGCATCAGAATCAGAGTATGGCGCTATTTATGTAGATGCCGATAATAATTTTGTATTTCAAGATAGAGGCGTAACCGCTGGATCTATTGGTGGCACACCTACAGTCTTTGCAGATAATGGCACAGGCATAGATTACTTTGATGCTACCTGGATATTAAACGATGTATTGGTATTTAATAAAGCCACTATCACTCGAGCTGGTGGAAGCCCACAGGTAGCCCTAAACCAAGCCAGTATAGATAAGTACTTTTTGCACAGTTACTTTTTAGATAATCTGTTAATGCAGTCAGATGCAGTAGCTCTCGATTATGCCCAGGCTTATGTGGCTAGTAGGCAAGAAACCTCTATCCGAGTAGATGCCATAGTTCTAGATCTATATACCGATAACTACAATTCAGGCATATTAGCAGCTTTAGATTTAGATTTCTTTGATCCTATTACAGTCAAGACTACCCAGCCTGGTGGATCACTTTTAGAGAAGACTTTACAGATTTTTGGGGTAAGGATGGCAATAACCCCGAATAGTTGGAAAACCACATTCACGACACTAGAGCCCGTTATAGATGCTTTTATCCTAAATAATAGCATTTATGGCACTTTAGACTATAATGTCCTAAGTTACTAAGGAGTAGAGATGGCAGCAGGTTTAGGGTTTAAGGATTTTGTTACAGGCGAGGTATTAACCGCAGGTGACGTAGATGGTTATTTAATGCAAGGCGTGTGGGTTTTTGCTGATGCCGCAGCTCGCACAGCTGCCGTTACATCACCACAAGAAGGTAACATGTCTTTCTTAAAAGACACTAACTCAACTGAGTATTATTCTGGTAGTGCCTGGGCAGCTGTAGGTGGCACTGGTGGTATGACTTTAATAAACACAGGTGGCACAACATTAACTGGTGCAAGTATTACGATAAGTTCTATCCCAGCAACTTATGTTGATTTATATTTAGTTATTCGAAATGGCAGAACAGCCACTAGCGGTGCTAATTTTCTTATGCGTATCAATTCTGATACTGCCAATAGATACGATGAAAATAGTGCCAATACAATAGCAAACGGAACTTTTCCAAATAGTTCTTGGATGATTGCTTTTAATAGTGATAGTGGTGCATCAAACTCTTTAACAACTGTTAGCATTTTCGATTATGCAAATACTACAACTTGGAAAAGTGCAACTAATTTGTCTATTACAAATAATCCAGGAGTGCCTGCAAACTTCAACGCTATTAGATATATGCAATTTTATAACCAAACACCAGCAATATCATCATTAACTATTTTTCCATCTACTGGAAACTGGACTTCAGGAACAGCCTATCTATACGGAGTTAAATAATGACTAAACCACAAGTTAAAATTGTAAATGCCGAAACAGGCGAAGAAATTATTAGAGATGCCAATGATGAAGAAATTGCTCAAATGGCAAAGGATAAAGCTGAAGCGGAAGCTAAAGTAGCTGAAGCGGAAGCTAAAGCAACTGCTAAGGCAACAGCAGAAGGTAAGTTAGCAGCACTTGGTTTGACTGTTAATGATCTTCGTGCTTTAGGTCTATAACAACTTAATGAAGCCCTGGCTGTGTGCAGCTGGTAAACAGTTAAGAGATCAGATTGATACCTGGTATCCAGATCGCCGCTCTACCAGTGATGGGTGGATTGGTGATGCTCGTCATAGCGCCACCAAATCGGATCATAATCCAGACAAATCTGGGTGTGTCAGAGCCATTGATGTGGATTCTCGCTTGGATTCATCCGAAGGGATCTCAATATATCTGGCTGACCAGATCAGAAAATGTGCGAAAACCGATAAGCGTATATCTTACGTAATCCATAATGGCATGATTGCTAGCAGGATACTTAATTTTAAGTGGCGTAAGTACAAGGGTTTTAATAAACACACAAAACACATCCATATCAGCTTTACAAAGTTAGGCGACAAAGATGGCAGAGAGTTCGATATACCACTACTAGGGGGCAAAATATGAAGATAAGCAATAAGCAGAAAGCCATACTAAAATCCTATGCACGTGGGGTATTAGTATCTTTCTTAACATTTTTAGCAAGTAATGAATTAGGTTTAGATCCAGCACTGTCTGTAGTAATTGCAGCTTTGGCTGGTCCAGCAGCTAGGGCTTTAGATAAATCCGATACAGCTTATGGCATCGGTGCAGATGAAGCATGAGTCCAGCGGAATGGGCTGGCTTTGGCGCTGGCGTTATGGCCGTGCTATCAGGCGGGCTAATCGGATTACGTTTTCTCGTTAAAGGCTGGCTAAGCGAACTTAAGCCTAATTCTGGCAGTAGCCTGGCAGATGCCGTTAACCGAATCGACCAACGCAGTTCGAGATTAGAACAGCGTGTCGATGATCTATTCCTTATCATGAATAAGCGACAATAGCAATATGGCAACCGCACGCAAGCGTAAGAAGGTTAATAAGCGCAAGGGTAAATACACCCATGAGCAGATTAATACCAAGTTAGATACCTATGCCATCTCGTTGCGTGAGTTTTATTTGAGCCTAAGACGTGCAGGATTTCCAGTAGATCAAGCTTTAGGGATGTGCGATAAAAACGTATTCCCAGATTGGCTAGCACCATCTAGTCCAGACTTTGATCCAGTTAATCCAGACCATGACCCCTACGAAGATGAGGACTAATTGCGCAAAATTGCGTTCGTGTCAGATCTGCAAGTACCTTTTTTTAATGAAGCAAGTGTCAAATCAGTAGGCCGTTTTTTAGCCAAGTGGCGGCCTCACAGAACTATCTGTATTGGTGATGAAATTGATTTACCACAGCTAGGCGGTTTTAATGCTGGCACTATTGATGAGATGGTGGGCAATATAAACGATGATAGAAAACAAACACAAGAAGTATTAAGTTACTTGGGAGTAACAGACGTACTGGGGAGTAACCATGGAATCAGACTTTACCGATCAATTAAAAAAAGACTCCCATCATTTCTCAACCTACCCGAAATGCAGTATGAGCGTTTTATGGGATATGACAAGCTCCAAATTAAATTCCACCCCTTTGGGCTCGATTGGGCACCAGGCTGGACAGCCGTTCATGGTGACGCTTTCCCTCTTAGCCAAGTACCTGGGCAAACGGCCTTAAATGGGGCTAGAAGGCTTGGTAAGAGCGTGGTGTGTGGGCATACCCATAGATTAGGCCAGTCGGCCTTTACAGAGGCATCTAGAGGCCAATTAGGGCGTACTGTGTGGGGTGTTGAGGTTGGCAATTTAGTAG